CGTCTCCCCCGCCGCAAGCGACGCACCCGACAACGACAGAGTGCGGGCCTGCCCCGAATGCTCGATCGCTGGGGCCACCAGCGGACCGGTGAACGTCGCCACCCACGGCGTCTCGATCGTCCCGTTGTGTGAAGCTGCGAGCGACCCGCCCGCCCCGGCCGTGCCGAACACGAACGGCGCCGACGCCGGGAACGACAGACCGCCCGACAACGTCGGCAACCCGGTCGACAACACCGTCTGCGCAGCTGCGTAGATCCTGGGGTCAGTGGCGAGGAACCGTGCCTCGGTCGGCAGCGTGGGTTGCAGCGCCGAACCCGAACCGCGCGGCTTGCCGAACAGCACGTACTTTTGGCCGTTGTCCTCCATCCACCACAGACCGATCGTGGCTGTCGACAGTCGAGGCTGCCATGCACCGGCGAGTGTCCGACGCGCTGCCTGCTCTGCGATGTCGGTTGACGGACGGATCAAGATGGTGGCAGACACTGGCCGTTCTCCCAGCCGGTCGTCTCCGGAGAGCACGCCATGCTGTCCAGCCCGGGGAAGATCATTGCTGCGCACCACCGGCATCGCCCACGGATCGAACGCCCGGACCACATAGTCGGTGGTCGCCCCCATCAGCAGGCCTTGCAACTCGATCTGCCACGGGGCCGTGATCAACGCGCCGCTCATCCCGCCAACCGCCACAGCGACTCGTCGTAGAACGCTCGCGGATCGTCGGCGCGAACGTTCACCGATCCGATCATGGGACCGCTGGGCCGCTGGGCCTGCGAGATGTACTGCCCGAGGGATCGCATCTGGTCACGGGTGAACACCACCTCACCGGCCTGCAGCAGCGCCAACGTTTCGCGGCCGAGCGGGCCCGGGACGACACCGCCCGTGTGGAACGTCGGGATGCGCGGGATGTCGGGCGGGTTCACCTTGATGTCGTCGACGAACGGCAACGCAATCGTGAACTCGAGCATCCGGTTGATCTTGTCGATCAGGTTCGAGTTGACGAAGTTGATGATCGCGTTCACGAACTTCTTCGCGATGTCCGTGCCCTTCTCGAGCAGGTTCCCGACCCCGTTCGAAACGCCAGTGAAGATCGCACCCGCCAGGTTCTTGCCCATCGTGCCGAAGTCGTCGAGCAGATCGCCGATCTTGCCGGGGATACCGGTCACGAACCCGACGATCGCACCGATCGCATTGGACACCGTGGTCTTGATCCCCTCCCATGCAGTGGAGGCCGCCGACTTCACCCCGTTCCACAGCGTCGCGGCCGCCGATGCGATCCGACCGGGGATCCCTGTCACGAACCCGACGATCGCGTCGATCGCTCCGGACACAACCGACTTGATGCCATCCCACGCAGCCGACATCAACCTGCCGAGCAGCTCGAGCGCGAACGACACCGTGTTCTTGATCGATTCCCACACCCCGGACAAGAACTGCTTGATGCCGTTCCAGGCACCTTCCCAGTCGCCGGTGATCAGATCGGTGACGGTCTTGATGATGCTGCGCACCATCGTGATCGCCGCCGAGACCGCATCCTTGATGTACGGCCACACGAAGTTGATGACCGCCAGGATCTCGTCACCCCACTTGGCCCACGCGTCTGTGATGAACGTGATGAACCCGGAGATCCCGTCACGGATCGCGGTGACTGCGGTCATCACGACCTGCTTGATGGTCGGCCAGTGTGTCTGCACCCATGACCGGACCGCTTCGAACGCCGCCGGGAGATGCTTCCCCAACCATTCGGCGGCCTGCGACACATAGGGCAGCAACGCCTGCAACGCCGGGTAGAGGCCCTGCACGAACGCTTCTTTCACTCCGGCGATCGCTGCCTTGGTCGCGTTCTGCTGCTTGATCGCATCCATCGACCCGTCCGACCACGCCTTCTGCGCGTCAGCGGACTTCTCCACGATCAACTGCTGCGTCGCGAGCGCCTTGGCCTGCTCGAGCGCAGCGCCGGTCAACTCGCTCTGACCGTTCGCCGCCAATCGCGCCTGAACGTCGGCTTCGCTGATCGAGATACCCAACGACTTCAACCCGTCGCGTTCACCGAGCATCGCCTTGGTGAGCACATCAGCGACCTCGGCCGACGACTGCTGACCACCCGTCCACGCCGACAACGCCCCCGACAGATCCATCATCTCCGACGACATCGACGCCGCCTGGCCGGCAGTGAACCCCATCGGCTTCAATAGGTCACCGATCCCAGCGGCGACACCCACCAGTTCTTTCTGCGTCAACCCCATCGACTTCGAGTTCGCCGCAGCCCACGCCTCGACACTGCCCAACGAGCCTTCGAACACCGTGGCCGACTTGTTGCCGAGCGCCTCCAACGCTGCGCCCTGCTCCAAGATCTTCGGGGCGACCACCAGCGCAGCCGCACCCGCCGCGGCCACCCCCACTCCGACAGCGCGGGTCGCCACACCGACCCCCGCAGCGACACGACCGAACGCCTTGCCCATCCGCGACGACGTCGTGTCGGTGCTGTTGCCGAGACGGTCATGCTCGGTCTGCAACCGGTTCAGCTTGTCCTGCAGGTCGGTGATGTCCGCGACGTAGCGGACCCGTTCCACGAACTCTTCAGCCACGACTCACCTCCTCGACGTCTGCCACGCGTCAGCCTCAGCGGCCTGCAACATCTGCTCGGCCGAACGCGCCCGCGCAGCGACCCGACCTTTCGACGACCGGTCGTTCTCCTCGCGGCGGATCTCCAAATAGCCGACCATCAACACCAGCTGCTCATCCGGCAACCCGGCCGGCAACTCGAACGGGAACCGGCCCAGCTCGAAACACAGGTGGTAGACGGTCAGCAGCTCGGGCCGCTGCCTCAGGAGCCTTTTCCCAGCTCCACATCCTGCGCAGCGTCGTCGTTGGCCTCGTTGAACAACGCCGTCAACTTCTCCATCAGCGCCGCCACATCGTCGTCGGGCAGGCTGTTCATCAGCACGGCCGCTTCAGCGAACGACTTCAACAGCGGCTCACCGCTGTCGTCGCACAACGCGAACCGGAGCACCCCGACCAGCACCTGGGCACTGAAATCCAGATCCGTTCCGGCCGCCGACACGATGCGCGCCACCTCGGACCGGTTCGGGCGTCGCAACCACAACGCCTCACCCAACGTCGGCAACTCGACACGCACCAGCTCCGGCTTCACCGCCGATGCCAGCAGCCGTTCGATTCTCGCCCGATCCATCATCAGTAGGCCGCTGCGTCGGCGGTCTTCGACACGATCGTCACGAACGCCCCAGCGTCTTTCTTGATGACACCCTCACGCTCGAGATACATCGTCTCACCGTCGGGGTTCAGCGCCGTGTACGGCGCCGTCTTCCAGTCGATCGCAGGGCACGTGATCGACAACGTCCGCTGGTTCGTCGTCGCCAGGCCGTTGTCGAACGCCACCGCCCACGATCCGGCCTGGAAGAAGTTCTTCGCTGCAGCGGTGCCAGTGGTGGAGCCGTACACGATCTTGCGGTACTCGTTCACCTCGGCCGAGGTGAGCAACTGCTTCACCTTCACCGTCCCGGCGAGTTCGAGCTTCAGCGCGTCAGCGCGTGTGACGCGAGCCAGGCGGATGTCCTCGTCGAACTTCCATTCCAGATCGACCGACCACGACTGCACGTTCGAAACCGCTGCCCCGTCGAGCGTGAACGTCGCTTCCGTCGCCCGATACGGGCCGCCGGGGGTCGAGCCGGACACACCCGTCTCATACGCTGCTGTCGCTGCCGTGGTCTGCCAACCAGGCGTCAACGCCATCCACCCGAACTGGGCCATCAGGTCGCCGTTGCCCTCGGTGCTCAACGACATCGACTTCAGCACCAGATCGGTGAACCGCTCGATGATGTCACCCGACACACCCGCGGCCTGCTCACCGGTCAACCAGGTGGTCGACTCGGCCGGCGTCGCGGTGTGATCCCACAACGAACCGGCAGCCACCGACGCGTCCGCACCGAGGAACCAGGCGGCCAACTGCGCCAACGTGCGCGGCCGCGCCGCCATCCCGAACCCGCCCGACGGGTCGTGCTTGGTCTTCATCGTCCGGTTCACGAACGGGCCGGTCCCGGCCTGGCGGATCTCGTCACCGTCCTGCCCGTCGGACAGATCGACCGAACCCTGATACGGCACGAACACTGTCGGAACGACACCGGTGCCCTTCACCGACTGCTTGCCGAACCCGAGGTAGTTCGTCAGCGCCGATGTCGAGCGCGGATACGGGTGACGAAGCCACGCAGGCCGCACCATCGACTCATTCTTGATGCTCATCTCATCCCTCCTGAACGGCCTGGTCGGCCAACATCTGATCCGGCACCCAGTCGTCGGACCACGGAACTGTCGGATGCTGCGCCGACTCCAACTGCTCGGCTGACACCCAGATCTCAGCGCCATACCGGACCAGACCCTGATCCGGCACGAACACGGCCTGCACATCCACCCACCGGGCCCGCACCGGGCCATCAGCGTCGACGGCGTCGATCTCTTTCTGCTTCGGCATGTCGCCCCTCCTCATGGTGTTGACAACGTCACAACCGTCTTCGACAGCTGCACATACGACGCGCCCACCCCAGCGAACGCGCTTCGATTCTCCGGCGCCACCGGCCACTCACACGGCGAAGTCCGCAACGCCGACCCGGCCAACGTCTCATCAAGATCGATCGCGTCAGCGACCAGCACAGCGAGGTTTCGCAACGTCAGCAACGAATCACCCGTGTCGCTCAGCCCGTGCACCCCGTGCACGCTGTAACGCCACACGCGCTCGACCATCCCGCCCGGCAACTGCACCGCCTTGCGAGCGGTCATCGTCGGCCCAGTGATCCACCAGGCCCGCATCGTCGGCTGACCACCGATCTCCGACACGATCATCGCCCGCAGATCCCGCCGCGAGAACACGTCGTGTTCCCACACCAGCCCGACATTCGCGACGCTCTGGATCCGATTCTTCAACCTGGCGGTCACCGCCGACACATCACCCGCGGCCATCGCCGTTCCCCAGGTCAGCAATCTCCTCGAGCGTGCGACGCGCAATCGCCGCCATCGTCCCATCACGGAACACCTGCTGACGCGCGTCACGCACCACCCACAGACCACGCGACCCGCGAGACGCGATCGACTCGGCCGCATCCGCCGCAGCCTGATTGGTGCCACCCGCCCGCTTCTGAATCGACCGCGTCGGCGGCCTACGACCCGACCGGCGACCCCGCTCGATCACAGACGCCAACGGCGACGTCGAACCAGCCACCACAGACGAACCCTCATCCCGGATCCGCAACGACTCCCGATACGGGCCCGCAGGCGCCTGACGCTGCGCCTCGACCAGCCACGCCTCAGCGATGTCCACCAGGCCACGACTCGCCACCTCAGCGGCACGAGCACTTGACGCCGCCAAGGCACGACTCAACGCGCCCGACATCTCGACACGCACCTTCACAACACATCCCACCAATGACGCCTCGTGGCGGCCGCCATCCGCTGCGACTGGCTACCGACCGGCGCCGACCGCAGCATCCTTGACCCAGCCGTCGACGACGAACCACTCGCCGACCCGAGCCCGATGAACGTGTTGTAGATCACCCGGTTCGCAGCCGCAGCATCGAGGAACGAACGAGCACGATCGTTGCCGTCGACGAAATCGGTCGGCATCGCCCCCTGACGGTCACGAGCCGCCTCCGACGCCAACGCCGTCAACACCATCGCAGCCGCCAACGACGTCACCGCCGAGAACGCCACCGGCGACAACAGATCATCAGCGGCGACCGCACCTGGGGTCGGCCACGCCCCGTAGAACACGACACGGCACGTCACCCCCGACACATCCGCCGGCAACAACAGCCGTGCAGTCCCCGGCAGCAACGGGTCACGCGTCGCAGACCACCCGCCAGGATCCAACACCTGCGGCGGTGTCTGCCCCGCCGGGGCCTCCACACGGACGATCGTCGAGAACGCTTCCTGCCAGCCCTGCGCCTCAGACGGAAACGGCAGATACCGGCCCGACGCAGCAAGATCGACAGCGATCAGCCGGGGCCGATCGATCGAGAACTGCGCCAACGCCGGCACCACACCAACCGACTGCGCCAACCAAGCATCGACGTCGAGCCCGGCCGTGTCCCGCAACAGGGACTGGACCCGGCCGGTCCACTCGGTCAGCGTCTGACCCATCGGTCAGACCGGCTCCACCGGTGCACCGCCCGCAGCCAGCTCGGCGCCAGCCAACGGGTCGATCACCGCACCAGCCTTGAAGGTGCACAGCTGCGCACCCACCATCGCCGTGAACTCGGCCAGCACCCGGAACGGGCCCGGGCCCGCATCGCCATACTCGGCCCCCACCGGATCGGCCTCGACCGGATCGGCCTCGACCGGATCGGCAGCGACCGCGCCGTCCTGGACCTCATCCACCGACACGTCCTGCATCTCGTCGGCCACATCATCTGCGGCCTGCACCTTGCGTCCCATCTCGGACCCCTCTCGTTCTGGTTGCTGACACATTCCCGGCGGGTGGGGCCGGCGCCCACGAGTGGCGACCGGCCCCAACCCCCAGGCACCACTCAGGCGTGCTCGATGACCACGCCACGCTTGACGATGCTGCTGTCACCGCTGGTCGAGTCGGTCGCGATCGCGAAATCGCCCGTCCACGCCCACGAGCTGGACACGACCTGCTGCAGCCGGTCCTGCGGCGGCCGCACGATGAGCACCACCTCGAGACCGGGAGCGACCTCGATCATCGAGATGCCGGGCACACCCTCGACACCGGACCCGTCGAGCAGCTGACCCTGACCCTCGAGCGGCATCGCCACGATCGGGTCGGCACCGACGACGATCGGACGACGAGCGAGCGACACGGTCATCGAGTCACCCGTCACCGTCGGGACCTCGTTGTTCAGGATGAACGTGATGCCACCGAACACGGTGAGACGGCCCTGCTCGTAGACGTCGCCGCCACCCTGGCTCTGGAAGGCCTGGCGGAACTCGGCGTCCGACAGCAGCTGACGCATCGTGGTCGGGTCGACGTGCGAGTGGTAGGTGCCGTCTGCGGTGGGAGGCACGTTCATGCCGCGCAGACGCGCCACGGCGTCGAAGAACAGACCGACCGTCGCAGTGTCCGTGCTGATGAGGTTGTACGCCGTCGCGCGGGCGTTCGGCCGGATCGTGATCGGGGCGTTCGCCGCGATGATCGGATCACCGAGCACGTCGACACGGGCGGTGCCCAACGTCAGCGTGCGGTTCACGGCGTCGAAGCCGGTCACCGTGTTGGCGACACCGTTGATCGTCACGGCGAGCGTGTTCGTGGCCGACACAGCAGTCGGGACACCGTTCACCAGCACCTGCTCGAACCCGGCGGTCGACTGCACGTTGATCGTCGTGTTCGACGCGCCATCAGCGGTACGGCACCAGGTGCGGCCACCCGCATAGGCGGCGTACAGCTTGTTGCGGGCCAGCTGGTTCAGCGACTGGCCGGCGTTCACACCCAGGATCTGGATGTCCTGGACGAACTTGCGGGCCTGGCCGACCAGCGAGCCGAGCATGTTGGTGTCGGTCGAGTTGCCGTACTGGTCGAGCACACCGGAGAACTGCTCGATCGAGTAGGTCGCGGCCGACACGTCACCGGTGAGCGCCGTGGTGGTCGGCGTGAGCAGACCGGTCCGGGTGCGGGTGAGACGCTGACCGATCGAACCCTGCACCGGGTCGACGGACGCCTCCATGGGGAACAGGAAGTCAGGACGCAACGCGTTCTGGAAGGCCTGCTCCAACATGCCGTCCTGGATCAGCGCGCGGATACCGACGGGCAGCAGAGCGTTCACCGGGTGGCGGAACAGGACGGGACGGATCGACGACGACACACCGCGACGGCGACCACACAGGGACAGGGACGTGTTCATGATGCCTCCTCAGGCAGAACGTTGAAAGTGAGGGCGGCCGGCAACAGCTCGGCGAGCTGCTCCAACCAGATCGCCACGGACTGCTCCATGGCGGTGACCGCAGCGCACACCGATGGCTCGGCGTGC